ATTTGATACTCTTCGTGAAAAAATTGTACTAGATCTTACTTTAAAAGTTTTACAAGTACAACAAGTACGAGTTTAAAACAAAGAAGCACTCAAATTGAGTGCTTCTTTGTTTTATAAATTTGTAAATAAGAGAACTTCTAAACGTTCAAAATTAACCTACTTAAAAAGAACACCAATGTCCATTTTGGTGTTCTTGAAAAAGAAAACTATAAAATAAAGTAAACTGAAATAAGTGAGTGAAACCTATTCCGATACTATATTATATGCTTGACTAACATTTATAGTGTTAAAAATTTCAAATTATATATCATTATTAATAAAAGATCAAAAGCGAAATTCTCTTTAGCATTAAATTTTGAGTTCTTTACCAAACAGACGACTCCAAAATGACTTTTTTGTCCTGATTTCTTAAGTTGATGGGCGTGCTGTCTTACCTCTGCTTTTTTACCCGTATTAATAAAATGTGCATTGACTACCAATGCTATAATCGCTCCTATAAATCCTGAAATTGGTGCAACTTTAGTTATTATCATGTTCACGTTAATTCTCTCATATTAAATAGTACAATCCCATAACTACCATCGTAATTTCATCATATAAATTCTTTTCCCAGTTACCCATATCTTATATTGTGTGTAACTGACCCTAGCGTGAAATCCCTTGCTATCATTGATTTCATTTCACTTTCTCTTTTGAGTTACACAGTACAAAAATTATGAGTAACTGTATAGGGATACCACCAACATTTTGCAAAATAACCTACGCTGTGTAAAAAAATAAAATAAGCTGCCCATATGGACAGCTTGTTTACATATTTCTCGTTATTGGAAGTTAAATTTTATCAGTTTTTCCTTCTTTGAGTACCTGTATTAATTTTTATAACTTGTTTTTTTAAGTAAGAAAAACCCTTTAGGTTCCCATAAAGGCAATTATGTCCAAACTAACTAATTCCTTTTCTATATAGTATTAAAAAAGGAGGTGAGAAAATGAGTAATAATGAGCATAAATCTTTAAGTAAAAATAAAGTGAAAATAGAATCGGCACATCAAGAGTGTATTGACCGTGCTTATCGTATTCCCATATTTTTAAGTACGACAACTCATTTAAATGACAACCAACAACGGTTTCTAAACCGTCTAATTTTAGAAATTGAGTATGCTTTGCTTTTTCCACGTACATTGCCTTTAAGTGAAAGTTATCCGGAATCCATTTTAACTGATATTCGTCGTCTAGTTTCATCAAGCTATGGAATGTTGGCAGTAAACCTTCGTCGTTTTAAAATTCAAACAGTTGACGTCAATGTAGGACCTCTTCCACCATCAACTCCATTCTGGGTAGGATCAGTTTATTCACAAGTAGAACCTTCAATGGCTTTTCAATTTGGTCTACCCTTATTATTAGTAAGAGAAGAAGATACTGACGTAAATAATGGAATTTGGGCAGGAGGAATTGCCCCACTTAACCTATTTATAGTTTGGCATTCTGAAACTCAAACTGTAGACCAATTCTTTAACACTCCTGAATGGAGATCAGCTTTTGCAAATTGGAGTGCACAAGTAAGAAATGCTTTTTATATTCAGACAGAACCTAAGTTCAAGTACAGTTGTGAATGATAAACTGGCCCTTTAGTTTTCTAAGGAACACATGAATATTCTATACAAAACTAGTTAATATAACGTCCTATTATCGATAGCAAGGAAAAAGTGGCCCCTTACTCTGACAAGGGGACCTACTCCTGGTGCGGGTTTTCGGGTTCTCGTTTGTTACTGGATTAGTCGAAAACTGTATAAAATTTTGTATGCTCTTAGCGTGGTTTTTTCAACAATGCTGGCAATACCCCTAGATTTAAAAAGAAAAAAGCAATGATTAGATTTTAAACCTAATCATTGCTTTATCCATTGCATCTTGATTTACACCTATATAACGTAACGTAACCTTCTCTGACGAATGATTAAATATTTCCATAAGTAATGCTATGTTTTTCGTTTGCATGTACATATGATACCCATACGTTTTTCTTAACGTATGGGTTCCTATTTCATCTAACCCAAACTCTGCCGCTGCTCCACTTAATATCTTATATGCCATGCTACGACCAATTGGACGATTCTTCCCTTGTCTACTTTGTAATAAATACTCATTGTCTTCTCTTTCTTCAATAAACCATTTAAGTTCTCTTTTCAGTGCTGCAGTAATTTGTATTCGTTTTTGTTTCCCTGTTTTCTTTTCCCTCATAGATATATGACTGCCTTTGACATCCCCTACTTTTAGTTTCAAAATATCTGAGATTCTAAGACCTGTATTAATACCCATAATGAAAAGAATGTAATTACGTAAGCTTTTTTCCTTAAAGTACTCTTTTAGCTGTTGTATTTGCTCCGGATCACGTATCGGTTGAACGAAATTCATTATTCATTACCTCCCTTTTCTTCTGTCTCGTAAACTTCTAATCTAAGTGCAAAAGCCAGTTTATAAAACGCTTTAGACTTCCAACGTCGATAAGTACGCTCTGACATCCCTATTTCGTTATAAACCATATAATCACATACGTCCTCTTCTTCTAAATAACGTTTATAAATAATATCTCTTTGGATACTGCCTGCACGTCCATTTCCTAATCGGTTTAAAAACTGATTAATACGTACTGACATTTTCTCAAGCCACTCTTCTCGCTTGCTTTGTTGAATATTTGCTATAGCAACATCTTCTAACGGCTTACCAACTGCATGTGTAGGACCATGCTCACGCATTTCATAAGAAGGAGTAACTTTCATTTCTTTACGCATCATCCCAAATTGCCTATGTATACGTACGCTTTCCAACACACCTTCTAATTCCTCCTGTGTTGCTGATCTATCGATTTTTGGTAAGAAAGATAATTGTTTAGTCATGTAGGACCACTCCTTTTTATTTTTTTACTTTTGTCTTAACGCTCCACGTCTACGTTCATAACGTGGACCACGAATTCCCATTAAATCTTCAATGTCACGAGTGCTTAATTTTTCTTTTCGTTTTTTCTTGTTTTTCTTCTTAGCTTGTTTTGATTGCTTTTTCCATTCGCGCAATTGATCTTTTAGCACCTTCATTTCCCCATCTCCCTTTTCAAAATAAAAAGGACACCTATCCCTAAAACAGCTTTCATTGCTGCTTTAATGAATTGGTGTCCTCTAGTTTTCTAGCCGGACTATATTCTGTTTGCTTTCACTTTAAAAGAATTACTGTTTTAACTGTTCTATTAAATTACTCTATTCATCGTTCCCTTCCAATTCCTCACTCTCTTCACGTATTTGTCCAATTAATGAAATTACAGAACCAACTGCTTGAACCCAACTTCCTATAATATCTATTAGCTTTCCTTCTTCATTTTCATTAGTTTCGTTGTTTACCTGAGTGTTTGTATCTTTCTCCACATCATTTACATTACCTTCTTTATTAGACTGGTCCTCATTTCTGATACTTTTTAATTCGTCAATACCCCCTATTGCCTGTAATGAATTCCCAATTGATTGTAATAAGTTTCCTATAATATTTAAGTGTTCATCTTTATCGGATGTATCCTCAAATTCATCTGCTAATGCTGTAAGTCCACCCAATGCTTGTGTCCAATTCCCGGCAATCACTAATTTAATTTGTGTTTCCTCTTTAAAATCAATAATTAATCCAGATATTACAGTGACGTTACCAATCGATTGGATTTCATTACCAATTTGTTCAAGAGAAACTTCTCCTTGACCATCAGCCTCTAAGGCATTTCCAACAGCCTGTAATACGTTTCCATAAACATTTAAATCCTTTCTTACATTACTGCTTATAAAATCAAAAGGCGTACTTCCAATAGCGGAAGTAATTGTTCCTATTGCTGCAACCCATGCACCAAATATCTCTTTAAATTGGTTCTCCATTTAAAACATATCCCAGCATTAAGTAATTAATATAATCCTATTCAATTACTCATCTCACTGTTAATAATTTCAAATGTCTCTTTACCATCTCCTTTTTTATAATAATGTCTTATAAAAGTACCTTTTTAGGAATTATACGTATTTATTAAACGTAATTCTATATTGCTTTTATACATATTACTTAGCATTGGTTGGATTGCATTATTCGGAATATGGTGGTCTGCATTCTTTCATTAAATGCATCTATCCACTGAATAAAACTCAATATTCCATCCATACTATAGATAACCCATCTTTAATGTGCTGTAACCAGTTAGATTTTATTTAAGACTGAGCAGTTAGCTTTTGCTAGCTGCTTTGTTTGTTAGTATTCTTTTAAGAGGAACAAGTTATATGCATAATAACTCAAACAAAATCCATACTATATTTAGGTTAGGTCTTAAAATTTAAAACCCTTATTCCAAACTTAGACCTAATATATCGCTCCTCTCCCTTCCCTGGGGCTCAGTAGCTAGCTTTTGCTAGCTGCTTTTTTATTAAAACGAATAAAATTCGATATTCTAACAATATTAATCGCAATACAACTTGCTTCTTACCCAAGTTGTATCTACTTGAGCAGTTAACTTTTGTTAACTGCTCTTATATTGAATAAATTTCTAAAACATGTTAACAATATAGGTACACCAAGGTTGAATACGAATGACCATTGCGTTCTTCTTATTCACAGAGCAGTTAGCTATGATAACTGCTCTTTTTTGGTTTGTCCGAATAAAACTCTAAATTTTGTCCAATACTATACATGGGCTGATACAGCTTGAATTCACAGTGACCTCTGTAATTTTCTTTTTCCCTTTCTCTGAGGGCTGAGCAGTTAGCTTTTGCTAGCTGCTCTTTTATATTGATTTAATAATAAAATTTAGGTCTTATTTCTTTTTTTACACCATATACTTCTAACCTAGCCCCAGCTCAAAGTGTTACCTCCTATCTTAAAGGGAACTTATGCATGGTGCTCTTTTTTAGTTTCTATATTTCTACAAAATGAAATTTTTGTTTAGTTTTCTTTCCTGCATAATATTTCGATATCCGTTTATACTATAGTTGTATCCTATGCTACTTCTAAAAGCGTACAATGGAGCAGTTAGCTACTTCAGCTAGCTGCTTTGTTGTGCCAAATAATTTTTTATTTCTCAACAACCATTATTGGAATTAAAATCCCAATAATGGTAATATGAAAGTAACTTTCAGTCATAATTATTAACATGTCAAGTGTTGTTCCCTTTTAAAAGGTCCTGTGTCAACCAGGGCCTTTTAAACTTGTTCCCTACTAAAATAGCTTTTTCTTCAAATACTTCACGCACATGAAAAAATTACATTTGGTATCACGTACTCTTTTACACTAAGAGATTTGATCCGAAGAGCACTTATATATAGTGCTCTTTTTGGTATGGAATGTGAAATAAAGGCTTGCTCTTAAAACCTTTTATGTAATTATTGTAGGGTTTTTCCTTACACCCGTGTGTCTGGTTACTCATAAGTTGTTAAAGTATAAATATAAATTGTTAGTTAATTTATAAGGGAGTTGTAAAAATGAGTAAATTTAAAAAGAATTGTCACATACCCTTTCCATGTGCCTTTCCTTTACCTCAAATCGGGTCTACTGGATTAACTGGTGCTACTGGACCTTCGGGACCTACTGGAGCTACCGGACCTTCAGGTGGACCTCGGGGACCTACCGGGCCTACTGGAATTCAAGGTAGCCTGGGACCTACTGGGCCTCAAGGTATTTCTGGACCTCAAGGGATTCCTGGGATTTCTGGATCTATTGGTTCAACTGGACCTTCTGGAATTCAAGGTATCCAAGGTATCCAAGGCATTCCTGGCATTCAAGGTCCTATTGGACCCACTGGAATAACAGGGGTCACTGGAATTCAAGGGATTCCTGGCATTCAAGGGATTCCTGGCATTCAAGGGATTCAAGGGATTCCTGGTCCGACCGGCCCTCAAGGGATTCCTGGCATTCCTGGTTCTGTAGGTCCAACTGGACCTTCTGGAGCTGTTGGACCTACCGGCCCTTCCGGGGGACCGCCAGGACCAACGGGCCCGACTGGACCTTCTGGGGGACCACCAGGACCAACCGGAGTGACTGGCCCCACTGGACCTTCTGGGTCACCAGGACCAACTGGACTTCAAGGTATTCAAGGTATCCAAGGGATTCCTGGCCCCACTGGACCTCAAGGAAGTCAAGGGATTCAGGGGATTCAAGGTAATCCGGGGCCTATTGGTCCTATTGGACCCACTGGAATAACTGGGGCGACTGGAATTCAGGGTATCCAAGGTATTCAAGGTAATCCGGGACTTATTGGACCTATCGGCCCGACTGGCCCAACTGGGCTTCAAGGTATCCAAGGCATCCAAGGCATTCCTGGGCCTACTGGATTACCAGGAACCGCTGGAGCTACCGGACCTACTGGGCCTACCGGTCTTACAGTATCTGGGTTATCTCATTATGCTTATGTTTTCAATACAGCAGCTCAAGTTGTTGCCTTAGAAGCACCTATTCTTTTTAATTCACATGGTAGAATGACATCTGGTTTTACTCATACACTGGGAACTTCTCAATTAATGGTTCTTAATGCAGGAGATTATAAAATTTCTTTTTCTGTATCAGGAGTTGAGCCTAATCAATTCACACTTTTTTTAAATGGTGCTCCGGTTACCAGCGCAGTTTATGGATCAGGTGCAGGGACTCAACCAAACAACGGCCAAACAATTCTCGCTTTAGCTGCAGGTGATATTATTACCCTTAATAATCATACTTCCGCTGCTGCAGTTACTTTGCAGACTTTGGCAGGTGGAACACAAACGAATATAAATGCTTCGATTGTAATTGAAAAATTAATTTAATGATTTATTTCTTGAAACTCTAGCAGTTAATAACCTAGAGTGGATTCTTTTTTTTAACAAGCAGTTAGCTTTTGCTAGCTGCTCTTTTAATTAAAATAACGCTTTTGTTTAAAACTTTTCACATTTAAACCAGACAAGCATATGTTATTTTATGGAAACTTCCCATTCATAGCATTCTACCTTTCTTATTTAAGAGCACGCTTATATGTGTGCTCTTTTGTATTTGCTATGAAATAAGAATTTTATTTAGTTGCCATTAACCTTTTTATCCACTTTGAATATAGTATTATCATCCAAGTGAATACACAGGTCGCCCTGGACCAGCCTCCTTGTATTCCTTGTACACAGAACCCGTTATAACTAGCGGGTTCTGTATATTTTTATCTATACAATAACTATTTTGTTTAATTTATAAAATACAAGCGCTTGTCCATTTCATTTTGTTCTACCCCTACATTTACTATTAGTAATAAGAACTGAACTTTTCAGAGGTGAAAATATAATGGACGAGTTTTTATCTTCTACTTCAATAAACCCTAATTTAGTTGGACCTACTTTACCACCCGTTCCACCATTCACACTACCGACTGGGCCAACTGGACCGACTGGGCCGACTGGACCGACTGGGCCGACTGGACCGACTGGGCCGACTGGACCGACTGGGCCGACTGGACCGACTGGACCGACTGGGCCGACTGGACCGACTGGACCGACTGGGCCGACTGGGCCGACTGGACCGACTGGATCACTATCAGTAGCTTACGGAACTTTTTGGCAAACGGAAATCATTACAGTTCCTTTCGAATCCCCTTTTTCTTTTAATCAGGCTGACCCTATGGTGGGGGGAATTTCTCTGTTAAATCCAACCACAATTAATATCACACAAGCTGGGGATTATCGAATTTCTTTCATTTCCTCGATTAACTTGACTGTAGCCCTTTCATTTCCTTATTCGCCTACCATTTCTATACTATTAAATAACAGTCTGATTCCAAATTTCAAAGCTACTTTCGGTCTTTCAATACTAGATCCAGAGGATGTAGATTGCGCTCAACTCATTGGAGACACTATTTTATCAGTCCCAGCCAACTCAACACTTCAACTTATAAATAATAGCTTTGTAGGCGAAACAGCCATTCGTACATGCGATAATGGAATAAATGCTTTAGAATTAAACATTATCAAATTAAACTAGTACAAGTACGCCTTTAAAACTAGGTGTTATTATGGCATCTAGTTTGCAGTTTCCAATGAAATTTTTGTACAAAGAATACACACAAAATCAAAAATAAATTCATAAAATATTTTATATTCTTTTCTTTTAGAATGAATAGTCTTTACAGAGCACTTCCCGAAGTGCTCTTACATTTACATATCAAATAACGTTTTTAATTAATTACGAGAGCGGATTTTATTATTTTGTACAAGCACTCTATTCTTCTTTTAATAAAATATATAGATATCTCAAAGAAAGGAGAGCGACATAAGTATGGCTGATTATTTTTATAAAGATGGTAAAAAATATTACAAAAAACAATCGTATTCTCACCACCAAAAAGACAACTGTTTTATTGAAACCCATACATTATCTGGTTCTAATACAACTTTAAATTTCAGCGTACCAGCTAACACTACAAGAACTGCTTTTGAAGATTTCACCAATAACCACAATAAAACATTACTTGATCTTCGCATTCCCGGTACTTCCCAACCAATTGAAGTAACTATCCGAACAAGAAGTTCTCGTCTGCCGATTACTGTAACAATAGTTGCAGGTGAAACCAAGGTATTCCAAGTAGAGGATTTCCATAGTCTCACTCTCACAAATAATACTAATATCAATAGCAATATTGGTATATTCATTCAAAAAACATTTTGTATCTGTTGCAATAATCAAAATGATTCTCGTAACAAGTATTATAAAGAACAATCAAATTCTCACTATCAAAAAGATAACTGTTTCATCGAAACTCATACCGTAGCTGGTTCAGAAACTACCCCAACCGAAAATGCACCTTTAACTATTATCGTACCCCCTGACACTTCAAGAAGAGTTTTTGAAGATTTCACTAATAATCACAACAAAACATTACTTCAAATATCTGTTCCCGAAGATGTCTCCCCCATCGAAGTCACTATTCAAACAAGAAAATCTCCTACACCAATTATCGTGACTCTTGCTACAAATGAAACAAGAGTATTTCAAGTAGAAGATTTTCAAAGCCTTACTCTCACAAATAATACCGAATTCCTTAATTTCATTGAAGTATTGATTAAAAAGACATTTTGTATCTGCTGCAATGATAGAAATGATTCGTACGATGAATATTCCCGTGATTACGAATGTGAATGTTAGATTGACTCCCCAAAAGAATCCTTATAAAGGGTTCTTTTTCTTTTACCTTAGTATCATCTAATCATTCACATTTGTTCAACATTTCATCTCTTAACAAAATTCCGATTTAATTAATATCCTACAAAATAATACTTTCATTAAAAAACCATTCATATTTCATTTTACGAATAATCTTTTTTATATCGTACATACTATCTGCAAGCCGATTTCCCACGGCTGTACTCTTTCCAAACGGAGCTCTCTCCTCCGTACCACTTGAGAACAGGCGGGTAACTTAATTAGTTGCCTGCCGTTTTTACGTATAATCGTAAAACTTCTTGTCCATACTTTTTAGAGAAAACATCTTATGCCATTTGGAGCGACCTCCAGCACATGATATTTGTACGGCCGTTCCTATAAAAGGAGCGGTCTTATTTTATCTTTGCTTGCCTCTTTTCTATTCAAATAACGCTTTTTTTAAATCCCATTGCCTAATTCCTCGTTTGTCCATTTCACTTTACTCTACCTTCACATTTACTATTAGTAATACGAATTTTTCAGAGGTGAAAATATAATGGACGATTTTTTATCTTCTGCTTCAATAAATCCAGATTTACTCGGACCTACTTTACCAGCTATTCCACCATTCACACTGCCTACCGGACCCACTGGACCTACCGGGGGCACTGGACCTACCGGAGGCACTGGACCTACCGGGGACACTGGACCTACCGGGGACACTGGGCCTACCGGGGACACTGGACCTACCGGGCCTACTGGACCACCCGATGGACCTACAGGAGCCACTGGACCTACCGGGCCTACTGGACCACCCGATGGACCTACAGGGGGCACTGGACCTACCGGAGACACTGGACCCACCGGGGGCACTGGGCCTACCGGGGGCACTGGGCCTACCGGGGGCACTGGGCCTACCGGAGACACTGGACCTACCGGGGACACTGGACCCACCGGGGGCACTGGGCCTACCGGGGACACTGGACCTGGATGCATAGAACCTCTACCAATATTCACTCAAATCGTCTATGTAAACAAAGCTGGTAATGACGCTACTGCTGATGGTTCTGAATGCGCACCATTTTTAACAGTAACTGCAGCAATGGCATCAATAACGGATGCTATTGCGCCATTTCCGGATCCTTTAAATATAACTAAACGTTATGCTATCTCTATTGGACCTGGTAACTATATTGAACCATTAATTCATTTAAAAGCTAACGTTCAATTAGTAGGAACTAGTACTTTATTAACTAGATTACAAATTCCTTTCGATATAAATGATCCGTCTTGGTTTGATTTGAACTTTTCACAAGATCCTAGATCTGGGTTTGTCGATCTGACATTACTAAGTGGGCCTCTGGACTTTAACTTTCAAACAGCGCAAAGTGTTTCAGGTAAATTATTCTTTGTTAGCGTTAATATAACCCCTACTCCTATATTCACAGCTTTATCGACTTCTGTGAACCAAGTGAATATCCGTGATTCAATGTTATCCGGTGGTTATACTCAAAATGGAATTAACATGGCGATGTTTGCTTCATTCGTTTCTAGTGGAAATATTACTATTAATTCACAAGCTACTACAGATACCCAAGTCAATTTAGTTGGTGGAGGAATAAATGGTAATGTCATTATTAATGTGCTATCTGGTCATATTCCAATTGACCCCTTAAATTTAACCAGCTTCGCTATTACAGAAAACATTTTCAATCCCAGCCCTAATTCAGGGAATTTAATTGTCAATGGCGTTAATGACGTTATTACAAGAGTCAGAGCAACAGTTGATTCTTTACCTATTCGTTCCCGGATAAATATTTTAGGAACAAATACATCTTTGATTAGAGTTGATGATGCTTTCGATTTAGCTTATACACCTATTAATCCAGCAAACTGGGCTCCTCTTCCTCCTACTACAGTGCAGGAAGCTCTAGATAGAATTGCTGCATTGCTGGCAGTAACTATCGGTACACCTTAAAAAGAACTTAAATCCTATTTTAATAGGAGCTAAATTGCTATGATATGTGAAAGAAAAGTCTCTTCAATTCTGATTGTAGAGACTTTTTTAGTTTCTAAGCAAATCCGATATCCGAAAGTTAATATATATATCATAAACAAAGTGTATATTTCTTAACAAAATTCAAATTTGATTAAAGTAACTGTGTTTTTCGTTCTTCCATACGAATTACTTTTCCACTTTGATATACAAATGATTGTTCACCAAATCCACCTTGGGGTGGTTCTATTAGTTGGACCTGACCATTTTTAACAACATATATTCCGTTTATTTCCAAATCTATTTCAGCTTTCATTTCTACAAGATTTTCTTTAATAATTCCCATTAAGACCACTCCCGTATGTTATGATTATTTTGTCGAAGCAAGTCGGGAGCAATCTCGACTTTTTTATTTTGTTATAGATATTCCACAACATTATCGGGAATAAATGATTGTTCTAATGATAAATAAATTCGTATTGAAATCGGTTCTTTATTATCTCTCGCAGACTTGCAAAGCTCCTCCGCTTCTTCCCAATCGAACTGCTTATCTTCCACTCGCTTAAATCTCCAAATTCCAATTGTATATTCCTCAAATAATTCATACTGATCATTTGGCGCTGTTGTTGGTTTTAATTCATCAGTAGCTCTTACTTGCTTTGGTACTTGAACAACTACATCCGTAAAACGAACTTTAGAATTTAATCGATGAATGTTTGCTTTCTCAGTATCGAATGCTACTACAGGCTCAACATCAAATATTGTTAACTGCTTTGGCATTACAATCCTCCTAAACCTCTTTTTTATATTTAGATAACACTTGTTCTAAACGTTTACGTTCACCCTCTAAATCCATTTCATCGTGCTTTACAGGCTGAGATTGCACTTCTGTATCTTGTGTATGTAACCAATCAGGGACGATTTCTTTTCTAGTATTACTTCTCCCACCACGAGACTGGTATTTCTTACGGAATTGAGTTTGTGCAGCCTCAACATCAGTAATACTCTTATACCCCTTAGCATGCCAATCTCTTAAAATACCTTGTACATAAGACATATTAGGTGCATTCTTTTCTAGAGCTATTTTCATTGCTTTGATAACAAGCTGTGCATTCAAATCTTCAATCCACGCATTAATCCCTTCAGCCACAAATGGTTTAAGAACTCCTAAGTTTTGCTCATAAAATGCTATTGGATTTTCTTCTGCAACTTTTTTATCACTTGAGCAGCTTGCTGCTTCTTCTTTTGTTTTTGTTTCTTCTTTTTCTTTTGTTTCTGTTTTTGTTTCTTCTTTTTCTTTTGTTTCTGTTTTTGTTTCTTCTTTTTCCTTCGTAGGGTCTTCGAAGCCCCTTATAAGCCACTCAAAACGAGCTTGGAAGTATTCCTTAATACGAGGAATTTTAAAATCTTGCTGCTGTTCTAAATCTAAACATGTCTCATAAAAATCAATTAAAAAATCTTCACACTTAATATTTTGGATTTCTTTTAACACACACTTTTCAATATTCATATTTGTAATAGCATTGAATTTAAGCCAATTAATCAACACAATTTCTTTCGTCTTTTTGTTGTAATGAATTTTCTCGTAATCAGCAAACCGCTCTAGCAGCTTCTCAACCGTTTCACGGTTATATCCTGTATCCATTTCTATCACTCGTAGTGGAAGCTCATAGATACCACTCTGAGAAGTTTTGCTATTAGTCATTAAGTATAAATAGAAGTATTTCTCCTCCGGTGTAAGATCTAAAACGAAAGCATCTTGCCAATATGAAACTTGAACAGGTCTATAAACTGCCATATTATTCATCCTCCATTGTTTTACTTGATTTGCTTTGATATACTTAATCCAATTCAATTTTTAGAAAGACTCTCTATAAGAGTCTAAAATCTATCACTCTGCCAAGTGATAGATTTTTTATTTTCTTCGACTAACTACTGATGCATTTATCCCCTGCCCTTGAAGGCTTTTAACAACTACACGATAACTCTTTGATACATCGTGATCCTCTTTTTCATTACGAAGGCTCTTAAATTCTTTTGCGCATCTATTTAATTCCTTCTCCCAATGATTTGCTTCATCCAACGATTCAGCGTTGAACAAATTATGAAGACATGTAACCATGCAGAGGATTTTGGTCATGAGACCTGTCACATCCTATTTCATTCTGGTAATCAATTATTAATGCATCAAATGTTTCTAGATTATCAAGAAGCAAAGGCTAAAAACTTCGCACAACAATTTTGTGTACCTACTTTTATGTTACGAAAGCTTCCTCCCCTACAGTTAAAAGCATATATAATCTCAGAAAAATTCAATGTAACAACACAATTTGCTGAAAAAAGGCTTTTACATTATGAAAATCAATTATTAGCAAGTAAATTACAGAATCAAATATCACAATACTGTAATTTTCAAAAATAACGATGCAGGAGGTATTGAATATGAAAGGAAGTTTTCGTAAACGTGGAAATACTTGGTCTTTTACAATAGATATCGGTATAGATCCGGCCACAGGAAAACGCCAGCAAAAAAGTAAAAGTGGATTTAGAACAAAAAAAGAAGCCCAAAATGCTGCTGCAACGATGATTACGGAGATAGAGAAAGGCATATATTTTGATGACAAACAATTAACTGTTTTAGATGTATGGGAAAAGTTAAAGCCTCTTCGTAAAGCTGAATTAAAAATTACATCTTATGAAAAAGACATGAGCTTAGTTAGGCTCTATATCCTTCCCCCATTTAGTTATAAAAAGATTAAAAGTATTAAACCCGTAATGATTCAAAGCTACTATGCTGAACTTAAGGAAAAAGGCCTGTCAAATGGTACAATCAGCAATATCCATCGCTGCTTCAGATGCATATTCAAACATGCAGTAGAATGGGAAATCATACATGATAATATAATGAATAAGGTTAAAAAACCACGTGAAGAGCAAGGTAAGATGAAAACATGGTCTAGCGAAGAATGTAATCGATTCCTCCAGTATCTAAAAGAAAAAAATACTAAGTACCATATGTTCTTCTTACTCGCAATCTATACAGGTATGAGACGCGGAGAATTACTTGCACTAACGTGGAAAGATATTGACTTTGATAATAAACGTCTCCTGGTTAATAAATCGCTTGTAAAAACAGAAAAAGGACTATTTAAAGCTGCTACAAAAACTAAGTCTTCAAATAGAAGCATTAGTATCTCTTCTTTTGTTATAGAGAAATTACAATCCTACTACTCCTATAAAAAGAAAGAATTTTTCCGCTGGGGTATACACTTGAATGAAGAGGCCTTTATTTTCACCGGCAATACGATGCATTCGCCCTTACATATAGATGCTCCTCATCGCTTTTTGAATGATCACTATAAAAAAGCTGGTGTTCCTCGAATTCGTATACACGACTTACGACATACTCACGCTACACTCATGCTTCAGGCTGGAGAACACCCTAAAATCGTACAAGATCGCTTAGGGAATTCATCTATTCAAATGACTTTAGACAAGTATAGCCACATCACACAGAACATGCAGCAACAAGCGGCGGAAAACTTCGAGAGCATAATAAAATCTAATGAAAATACCTGATAAAAGATGAACAAATTTAATGTGAGCAAAATGTGAGCATCGAGGGAAATCACCACTTAAAAACCTTGATATAATAAGGTTTCTCATACTATCTCGTTGAATCTTGGGAGAAGAATGAGCAGTTTTAGGTTTGTTTATTTTATGTTATTTAAAACTATAAAAGTGTCACAAATGCCTGTTATATACGCATTTGTGACACTTTTTATTTGTTATATATTTTAAAACAGTAGTTTCATATTAATTGAGTGGAAAATATGAGCAAATAATCGCCTTTTAATTTAACTGTATTTGATAAATTTTTATTTTAAAAACCATTCATTATTTCTCTGTTTATTTTTTCCTATTATCTTAT